GATCATGACGCGCGCGGGCCGGGAAGCGTGCCGGCTTTCTCCCGGGCCCGGATACGACGGAGCCCGCTCGGGGCGGGCTCTGAAGGACAAGACGATGTCAGCGGGCCGCCAGGCGCCACACATGCTCCGCGCACCGCCCACGCATTCGGGGCGGTGCGGTTTCGCATTGGTTGCGATGGGCTGGACTCGAACCAGCGACCTCCGGGTTATGGGCCCGGCGAGCTACCAACTGCTCTACCCCGCATCAACTGCTGACCGGTTGGTCCCCGCGACAAAGGTGTAGGGCGCGAGCCCAAGCCAGTACGCCTAGCGCTGCCGGTCGTCAGCGTGTCGGGAGGAGGCTTGATGATGCCGCGACCCGGGCGGGCCGCGTGCCATCGTTCAGAAGCTGCCCTGCCGGACCTCCTTGCGCTTGAAGCGGACGCGGTAGCGGGCCTCGTCCGCCGCGTGGTCCTCCACGTCGGAGTCGACGTCGTCCGGGTCGGCCTCGTCGCGCGGTATGGGCACCACGGTGCGGATGAAGGCCGGGCAGCGCTCGGCCACCACGAAGAGGCCGGGCCTCTCCCTCGGGCCGGTCAGCACGTTGCCCTCCTCGTCGTGGTTCAGCGCGCCCTTGAGGCGCTTGCGCACCTGCTCCCAGCCCTGCTTGCGCGAGCCTGGGCCCTTGTCGGCGCGCTCCCAGCGCACGCCCTTGGCGGCCATGTCCTTGGCGATGCAGTTGCCGTTCTCCTCGTCGAAGATGGAGGAGTCGGCCGGGCCCGGCTTCACGCGGCCCGCCAGGCCCATGCCTATCTCGCGGAACTTGATGCCCTCGGCGATGTCGGAGGCCAGCATGCGCAGCCCCTCGTTCTCGGCGCCCTTCTTGCAGCCGTACCACTCGCCGATGCGGAAGAGGTCGCCGCGCACCGTGTGGATGATGCGCCCGGAGGGCAGCGCCAGGTCGGTGCCGTCGGACTCTGCCCACCAGCCGACCGAGAAGGGCTTCGACGAGCCCCAGTCGAAGGACCTGTCCACCGTCCAGGAGCGCGGCACCTGGAAGGGCGCCACGGCGTGGACCTGCGTCTGCCAGAGGTCGTCGAACATGCCGCCGCTGGTGATGTCCCAGCTGCCGTCGAGCCAGGCCGCCACCTGGGCGGGGTTGGAGGCCGAGGCACGGATGCGCTGGATGTAGTCCGGGTCGGCGTCCAGCAGGATGCGGTTCTCGCTGATGTGCCCGTGGATGGCCACGCGGTCAGGCTCGCCCTGCGTCCTGATGATCCTGCCGCGCATGCCCGGCAGCTGCCACCTGTTCTTGACCCAGTTGTGCCCGCGCCCGTACGGGTTGGTGGTGGCGCGCACCTTGCGGGGCATGCCCGCCACGGTGGAGCGGCAGCACGAGAACATCTTGAGGTACATCTCGCTGGTGGCCCAGTTCGTTAGCTCCTCCCAGCCGATCCACGGGTAGGCGTGGCCATGGTAGTTGTCGTAGTCCGCCGGCTTGGACATGTAGCGCAGCAGGAGCTGCTCGCCGTCCGGGAAGGTCCAGACGTAGTCGCTCTCGTTGAACTTGGCGCCGGGGAACCACAGCTTGAACCAGGCCTTGGACTTCGCCACGACGTCGGACAGCTGCTTGTAGGTGGAGCGGAACAGGATGCCGCGCCACGCGGCGCCGTACCCCTGACTCACGTGCTGGCAGAAGTCGGCCAGCAGCGCGTCCGTCTTGCCCGGGCCGCGGGTGCCCTCGTACAGGGTCTCGAAGACCGGGCTGGACAGGAAGAGCACCTGGCTGCCGGCCTGGGCGGCCCACACCCGCACCTCGGCGGTGGGCTTCTTCTTCCAGTGGGGTGGCTGGTATGCCATCAGTCTTGCTCCAGTGTCATGTACGTCCCGCGCCGCACGCGGGCCGCAACCTTCTCCCAGTCGGGCTCCAGGCCGGTCAGGCGGGACGTCAGCGCCACGCCCGCCAAGTAGGGCCTGACCCACCAGCGGACGCGCACGCGCAGGGTTATCTTGCTGCGGGCCATCAGGTGACCCTCTCGATGCCGAGCAGCCACTGCATCCACCGCGGCACGTGCTCGTCCGTCCAGTAGCGCAGGGCCCGGTCGAACTCCTTCATGATGTTGCGGTGGTCCGCGGGCGTCAGCGTCCTGGTGAGGTAGTACTCCAGGCCCTCGGCGCGCCACCCGAGGGTGACCTCCAGGTAGGCGTCCTCCGCCCGGTCGTGCACCACGTAGTGCAGGATGGGCGTGCCCTCGTCCACGTAGACGGTCTCCACGACCGCCAGGTCGCGGTCCGGGTTGGTCCGCACGTACTCGACGCAGTTCTCGTGGCAGCGGAAGTTGAAGAGCCCGCGCTCCGCGCGCACCGGCAGCATGCGGTGCAAGCAGCGCAGGCGGGCCAGGATGCGGGCGTGGGCCCGCGCCACGGCGATGTCGCGCAGCATGCCCCTCATGTCAGCGCCCCACGCGGCCGGAGCGCTCTCGGCGCTCGGCGCACTCGATGGCGAGGCCGTAGCCCAGGGCCAGGCGGCCCGGGTGCACGTCGCGCCCGCAGCCGCAGGCGCACTCGCCGGTCTGCTCGCCGGTGTTGCGGTCCAGGGCCGGCGGCACGCGGGCAGCCTCGGCACGGAGGCGCTGGGCCTCCAGCGCGTCGTGCTCCGCCAGGGCCTGCTCGGCCGTCGCCCTGTCCGCGGGGTCCGCGTGCTTCTCCGCCGCGATGGCGATTGTTTGCTCCATCATCCCTTCTTCTCCTCTCCTGAGTTGCCAGCAAAGCGGGCCTGCTGCTCGCCAGCCGCCTTGGCCCACGCCGCCGGGTCGATGACGCCGGGCACGATCAGCACGCCGCCGGAGCCGCCCTCGAGCTCCACCTTGTGGTTCTCGCGGTACTTGTCCGGGCGGGCGCCCTTCAGCACGAGCGCCATCAGCGTGTCGCTGTACTTGCGGACCGTCAGCTGCCGCTGCTCGCCCGTCTCTGGGTCCACGACCGTGGTCGGCATGCCCTGGTAGATGACCGGCTCGTCGTAGCCGTCCACGGCCCGCCGGATGGCCTCGGACTCGATCCGGTCCGCCGCCTCCTCCATGGCCATGTCGTAGAGCTCGGAGAACCACTCGGAGGTCTCCCTCCAGTGGCGCACCGCCTTGCGCGACACGCCCGCCGCCTTGCACCCGTCGAGGACGATGCCACGGCTCGCGAAGGCCCGCAGGAAGAGGCGCCGTCGCTCCAGGCTGAGGCGCTCCTGGGCCTGCAGCCCGTCGAGCTCCCACTCGACGAGCTCCAGCTCGGAGACCGGGCCCCGCTCGTGCAGGAAGCGGCGCTCCTCGTCCGTCATGTTCTTGGTCGTCATGCCGACCTCCTATCTGGTTGTACGTACAGCGCCCGAGTATAGCGCGACGCCGGCCGCACGGGGACCAGCGGTGCTGGGGAGGCCTCCCTCGTTTTCCTCGTGCGCGAAGAGTTGGCGCCCTCCAAACGACGCACCATTGCGCGTAGACATGCCACTTTGAGGGGTTCGCGTTATGCGCGCCACCGTGCACAGACATGCCGCTTTGAGGGGTTCGCATTCCGCGCGGCCACCGGGTTCGGCCACGCGCCCACCATACGAGGGGATGCCCCTACTTGGCTCCACGACCTCGCCGTCCAAAGCGCCCAGGGCGGGCTCCACGGCCGTGCCATCCAAAAGGCCTAGATTATCATTTTTCACTGGGAAAACCTTTACAGGATTATATTTATCTAAACCTTTATTAAAAGGTCTAGATTAAATAAAAGTATATAAATCAATAACTTACAACACAATCTAAGGCATCTAAAGCATCTTAGCCATTCTGCTACGGTCCGGCACTGTCGGAATTGTCCGTTTTCCTGGCGCAACATCGAGGCAAAGGCTCGTATCGCTCAGGTTGCCTCAGATTCGTCCGTAAGTCCTTGATTCGTATAGCTTTTTGCCTTAGACACTTGTCTGAGCCTGGCACTTCGCGGGACTCAGACGTCTAGACGCCGCCTCCACCAACTGAGCACAATCTAGGCCTTCTGGACCTTTCCAGGCCTAGATCGTTGCCCTCGACGCCGACCACGGTGGCCGACGTCGCCCGTCAGTCGAAGGCGTCGCGGGGCCAGTCCACCTTGCTGCCCAGCCTGCCCTCCATCATCTCCCGGCACCGCGAGAGGCGCGGCATCTTGGAGGCCGAGGCGCGGCCGGCCCGGTCGACCTTGACCGCGTAGTCGCTGTCGTCGGGCTTCACCTGGGTGTTGGCCATCTCTCCGTTGAGCAGCTTGTTGAGGCGCATGCCGAACGACACCGGGTCGGCCGGGCGGTACACGCGCTGCTCCTTGGCGAACTCGAGGTAGTCGGAGCGCAGGTGCTCCTTGATGACCGTGACGCCACCCTCGTGCCAGTCGCCCCGGCCGTTTGGCATCATCCCCTCGAGCAGCTTGTTATACCACCAGCGCTCGACGTCGTCCATGGTCAGGACCTTCTGATCCACCAGGGCTGAGGTGGCCGGCACGTCGTCGCGAGGCGCCCATCCCTCAATGTCCCGCAGCAGCAGGTCGTGCAGCATGGCCTCGATGCCACCCTCGCGGTATAGCTGCCGGTTGAGTGCGGTGAAGAAGGCCTTGTCGCCGCGCTTCTTGCTGGACACCTGGAACACCGCGAAGCGCCGCTCCCCGTCCAGGCCGGCCGGCACGACCCAGTCGCCGTTGGCGGCCATGATGATGTGGACGTGGTTCTTGCCCATGACCGCGTCGCGCCCCTTGCCCTCGTAGGCGATGGTCGGCTCCGTCACGAGCTGCTTGAGCTTCGCCTCGCCCGCCTTGTCGCCGGCCCAGAAGGCCTCGTCGGCGAACAGGCAGATGCAGTTCTGCAGGTGGGAGTTGAAGCGGCCGACGAGGTGCTCCGGCGAGCTGATGTGCAGGCCATGCGACCCCGCGAGCGATGCCGCGGCCCGGCCGAGCGTGCCCTTGCCCGTCCCCTTCTCGCCCTTGAAGCACAGCGCCACCTCGGCGGCCCGGCTCGGGTGCTGCACCATGTAGGCGAGCCAGTCCATGACGTACTCGTAGTGGGCCTCGACGCCGTCGACCAGGACCTCGCGGACCAGCTGCTGCAGCAGGGACCAGTCGCCCTTGCGGGGCTCGGCGGCCCAGCCGCGCCACAGGTTGAGCCAGCCGTCGTGGTTGCGCTCGGGGTCGAAGATGATGCCCTTATACTGGCGGCGGTGCGGGTTCCTGATCCAGTAGGAGGAGCGGGTCACGAGCTTGTCGTGCACCTCCACCAGCTGGTTGCAGTATAGGTTCTCGAAGTCCTCCTTGGTGGACCGCTGGAAGAACGGGCGGCCCAGGACCGGGTCCATCTCCTCGGTGAAGATGCGGAACTTACCCCCCTCCATCACGACGCAGTGAAGCTCGTTCATGTCCTCCATCACGGCCGCGGTGCCGGTCGCCTCCGGCTTGGCCCTCAGGACCGCGTCGTCCACGCCCTGGCCGACCTCGTCGGGGTCCTCCCACGGGTCGAAGTCGTCCTCCGGCTCGGGGCGCGCCACCTCGCCGCCCGCCTCCTGCACGACCTTGTGCAGGTACTTGACGGTCACGGGGCGACCGCCGCGGCCGGATGTCGCGTGGAGCGAGTCCCACCGGCGGCCGATGATCCAGCCGTCGTCCTGGTAGTCCGGGTCCTGCGTGGACCAGTCGACGAACTCCTGCCGGCCGTCCCCGTTCGTCGCGTGGTGGCAGGCCATCATCAGGTCGCGCCACGCGTCGTGGTCCTTGAAGTCCTCGGGGTCGAGGTACTCGAGGGTCGAGGCCAGCATCTCGGGGGTGAGCTCGCCCAGGCCCGACGCGTCGCCGTGGGCACGCGTCGGGCGGCGGACCAGGCGGAGCAGCGACTCTGGCATGTCCGGCATCTCGCCGAGGGGCGGCGCCAGGTCGTCCCACTCGTAGTGCCTGCCGCATGGGTGCACCGAGCCGGCGGACACGACCTGGCGGCCGAGCGACTTGAACTCCACGCCGGCGTAGCCCTCGAGGGTGTCGAGCAGCGAGACGTCGGCGGGCTTG